TCTTTGTTTATCATTTTATTTTAATTACATTGTTGCGCTTTTACCAAACTGAGCTTTGGATGCAGAATCATCATATTTCTTTGCTGGTGCTTGTTTAGCAAGAGCTGCTTTGTGATAGTAAGAACCCTTAACTGAGGCCTCTTTATGTGCCATTGAACCCACTGGGTATGGATTTTTGAAATTCTCCATCAACTTCTTCTGTAATGGATGTACTCGTCCGGTGCTTCCTGGGATGTGGTACTTCATCCGACTATCGTCGGTTACTTTGCTCACCTTCTTAGCAAGTGCCTTGCCTAGGTGGGTTTTTACGTCTTTTTTGTCCTCTGGTGAAATCATGGTTATTTTTGTTTATTCCAATAAGCATGTCCTCGTGGTGATGTATCTGGTACATCTGACATGCCGTGCTTTTTAATAGACGCTGTTTGCTTCTTTGCGCGGGCTTCGTCTGCTCTCCAACGAGCCAATGTAGATGCATCATACTTGCTCTTATCGAGCTTATCTACCCAAGAATCATTGGTTACTTTCTTGACCTTTGATGCAAGTGCCTTGCCAAGTGCATTTTTTACATCTTTGTGGTCTTCGTTTGATAATGCCATATTTATTACTTTTAATTGTATATTTTACCGTGAAAGTGCCTTGTCATCCAATTGCTATGGGGACAACTAGCCAAGCGCCGGGCCTGACTGTTGTACATCCGGCAAAGGAACCTGGCTTAGTGCTGCTGACGCTGGTTCTTGGCTAATTCCCTGCTTTGGCTCGGTTACGCCCTCTGGTGGTGCACCTGTGCCGCCTGGCGCTCCCATTTGGGCCTGTGCTTGCATCATCATATTCTGCTGTTGTACCTGTTGGAGTTTCATGGCAAAGTCTGGGAAGTTCAATTGCATATAACTCATAGGGTCTAATTTGTAGAGCATACCGTCAGCAGCCGCTTCATCTGGGTTAGGGAAGTCGAGCATCTTAAGGAGGGTTTTTGGTCCGATGGCACCCTTATCAAACAACGCTTGCGCGAGGTTTATCTGGGTAACTTCATCCTTTGGCTTTAGGCTGTCTGGGCTGACTGAGATTATAAGCTGGCGGTCAAGGTCTGCGTTGCTTATGGTTACATACTCAACCGCCTTTGCGTTGCCCATAATAGCCGCAAAGTGCTCCTCATCGTAAAAGACGTAGTAGAGTTGTGTAAGCCAATTGAATGCGCTATCTGCAACTTGCTCAATAGCATCACCAATGCCACCACCGATGCGGGAAGTGTCGTTTGACTGGTTGATTATCATTCCACGAGCAGTGGTATCTTCATCTGAAGGTTGCGCGGTGATTCCGTTTATACCCCACGCTGAGCGTAAGTCATTCTTTGAGATTTCTAACTCATTAAATACTGCCGCAGGGAGGTCTTGTGCTGGGAGTGGAAGGATAGCGTTTTGAATAGGCCCACCTGCTGGTACGAGTATTGGATTGCCTTTTTTGCGAGCGTTCGCCGCTTGCTTTGCAGTCTCCTGATTGAAATTCTCCTCAGAGAATGCGTAGCCGTTGTTTGATGCACCTACGTTGTAATCAATCTGCTCGGTGCGCTTTGTTATCTTGTTCTGATTAGCAATATTCTGCTCTATCAAGCCAGTTATATCGTGCGGTTGCTCCTGGAGAGAGAATACGCTGAGGAAGGTGTACGGCTTCTTAGGGTGTGCAAAGTGATTGCGAGCCTTTGTCATCATTGGCTCTCCGGTCATTTGGTCCACAACCTCCTCACCAGTCATAGGGTCAATGACGCGCTCTGGGTATTTAAAGTATTGATTCTTGTGCTTATCAAGTACTTTGTCCTTGAATGTCACAAACGTGAACGTGTCATCACCTGACCACCATTCGGTATAGGTGACTTTTGTACCAAGTCTATTATCTACTTCACGTGTTATGTATTCTTTGTGGTCTGGGAATAAGTCTATGAGTACTTCTGCGGTCACTTCTATTCGTTCTCCGAGTCCACCAACAAAGTCGCCGTAAGCGTCCACGTATCCATCTGGGTCAAATATAAAGTTCTGAATCCTGCGGTTTGAAATATCAACGTCTCCAACGTCTTTTCCATCCTGTGTTTTTACGGTTCTCCAACCATATTTGAGTACACCAAGGTGGTATATAGACCACTGACGAACCATTAGGGCCAACTTTCTGCGAAGCACCAACTGGTCGCTATGGAATGCGAGCATTGTTTTCACCGAGCTAGCAATAGCATTACCTTCTGCAGTATTGTCGCACCATACTACCGGCTCTGGGTTCTTTGAGAGCGCTGCAGCAAGGAATGTCTCCTCTGCTTCAAATTGGAGGTTTGCGGCAACTGGACCCTCTGGGTTAAGCCATTGACCATCTTTACGCTTGCCGAGGTAGCTTTCGAGGTTCTTTTCCCATATAGGCTTCATCTTCCCTTCATAGGAAGCATAGCGTTTCTCGTAGTCGTTGCGTATCTTAAGCAACTCTGCATCGTCTAAGTCAAAGCGAAGCGAATCGTATCGTTCACCTGATTGGCCTTCCATCCCCTCACCACTATTACCAGGAATCTTGTTGGTATTGTTCTGAATAAGGTCAGCGACACCACGTATATTAAGAGAGAATGGGTCTGTAGGTTCAGCCATGATTTATGAAAAATTATTACTGTATAGAATAACACACACCTCTAATGTTCTCAGGTGAATTGGTGTCGATTCTGATGAGATTGTGTATTCCATGTTTCTGTGCGGACAGGAGTATAAGTTATACCCCTGTATGGCTATGCTGCTCTTAAACATATGCCCCTGTCCGCAAGGGAACTTATATGTACTATAACACTTTATTTTCACCGTAAAAGTCTCTGGGTGTGTATTGCTCAACAATAGTACTTTGTACACCCTGTGCTTGCACTATCTGTCCACGCCTTAGCCCATCCAACGGATGGTCACCGACTACCTGTGCGGCACCATTTCCAAACCGCTGCATACCAACTAAGGCATAGAGCGTAGCGTGACAGAAGTGGTCGGGACCATTACGCTTCCACACATATTCTAAGCCATACAGTGTCTTGTCGTCCTTTCCTTTCTGTTCTTTTACCTCTATCTTTTCTCGATAGATATTACCAAACATGTCTGCGTACTCCTTCCATTCATCGGGCGTACCATTGAGAAGTATGCGACCAACGTCACGGAACTGCTCAACCATAAGCGTCATCATACGGTTGCGGTCTACGCGCACCTTCCAATAGTCATCTCCTGTACCCCAACTTACTATATCCACTGATTTACGGTCTTTATTGTAGAAACAGAGGAATACACGGCCTGGGTACTCTTGCTGCAGTTGGCGCACACCTATGAGGTCGCCACCTTGGTCGAATACCGCGACTGATTTTGGCCATCGTTTGAGCAATTCACGAATACGGTCATATGGTGTCTTGGTGGCAGTTGTTTGGTTTGCATGCTCATAGTAGAAAATGCCCTGTTTATTCATACAAACAAAGTGTATACCGTGGCCAGTATCAGCGCCTATTACTATGCGGTCAGTCTGTTCGTTTATTACATCCACACAGTTGCGGAGTATAACGTTTGGTTCTATGCGGTCATCTGAGGATACATACGGGAGGCCGAGCACGTAGTTATAAAAGTACTGCCTATCCTTTAGCGGGTCATTGTATGCGGTAATTATGTCCTCTGCTGTTTTGTTCCATAGCATCAATTGAGATACATGCCAGCCGGAGAACTTGTACCCACCAACAATATGCCCATCCCACTCTATGCCATCCTTGTTTTTCCATACCCCGTTTATTCGTGCAGAATCGGGCATTGGTTGCGAGCACACACCACAGATGTACCTCTTATTGGCTATATCAACGTTACGGGGCCATTCTAGCACTTGCTGTTTGTCACAATGAGGACAAGTAACGTGCCATTCCTTCATATCTGACTGTTGCCAGTACACGTCTACGCCATGACCTGCAAGGCTAGGGTGTGAAAAGTACCAACGCCAACCACCGTCCTCCTGCGCCTGGAGACGTGTTTCATATTGGGTGATAACAGCAGGGTCTGATGCGTCTACCTCATCGTGGATATTGAGTCCCGATGGAATCATCATCGCTTGTTTACTGGTGAAAGTACCACGATAGAAAATCATGCTGTCACCGACACTCTTTTGCTCTATGGTGTCATGGTCTTTTACCCACTGACTGAGTATTGGGTTTTGAGCAATAATACGATTGAAAGAGCCGCCCACCATGTCCTGTACATCTCCCTGCGTTGGTAGCGTATAGATTATCTGTCTGCGGAGGTTCTTAGCCACCCAGAGAGATTTGAGAGTATTCATTACCGTAGCACCTATCTGTGGTGGTTTGAGGAACACCTGATTGGGTGAGAGGTCGTTATATATAGCCTTAAGCCACGGGCGTTTATCGAAGTCTATGGGCATGCCCACCTCGTTTTTTATCTCGTTTTGCAAAATCCACGTATACGGATAGAGGTTTGCGGCCTCTGCTATTTCCTCATCTGTATATTCCTCACCGTCTATAATCATACTTTTACCGTGAAATATCCTTTGCGGTTATAGCCTTTTTCTTGTCTATGGTGAATATCTTTACATTCAGATTCATGGCTATTTATTTAGTTTTTCTGCAAGTTTCTTTATACGTGGGTTCACTTCCTGCACCACCATATTCACGTTAGTGGTTTCAGGTGTCTTTCCATGTATCTTATCCATTATGTAGGCGTGGAACTTGTGGTTTCCTTTTACCGATTGCTTGATGCCAGCTTCGAGCATCATAGTCTCTATCTCCTCTGGTGTTCTACCTTGTGCGTTGGCTATCTTAATAAGTGCATCACGGTAAATAGTGGCGTAGTTGCGCTGTCCTTTTGGTCTACCATTAGGATTAGCTGTCTCTCCTTTCTTTAGAGGTATTAGATTGTCCCATCCTTTGTTTTCTCCTTTGTTTTTGGCCATAGGTGAGTTACATCATTACCATTCAATAATACCACAGGATTGTCAACGTAGTCGACATATCTCTGTATAACTACATCGACATATTGTGGTGACAACTCTGTTCCATAGCAGATTCTTCCTGTTTTTTGCGCCGCGATTAATGTAGTGCCGCTTCCAAGGAATGAGTCTAATACTATATCTTCTCCTTTGGTGTTGTTGGTTATTTGATATGCGATGAGGTCAACGGGCTTCATGGTTGGGTGTTCTGCAGAACGTGTTGGTCTATCAAACTCTAATACTGTAGTTTGCCGTCTATCACTGTTCCATAGGTGTGATGCACCGTCTTTCCACCCATAGAGGCATGGTTCGTGCTTCCATTGGTAGTCTTGGCGTCCCATAACCATACTATTCTTATTCCATATGAGGCACTGGCGTACCTTTTCACCTATGTCGTGTATTGCGCCACGGAAGTTATAGCCCTCGCTGTCTGCATGCCATATGTAGAATACTGCTCCTGGTTTCATTACATTGAAAGCGGCAGCGAATGCGTCTTTGAGGAAGGTGCGAAACTCACCGTCTGCCATTGAATCGTTCTCAATAGTGAGTGCGTCCTTCGTTTTACCTTCATATGCTACGTTGTATGGTGGGTCTGTGAGGTACATATCCGCTTTCTTGTCACCAAAGAGAGTGAGCATTGTTTCTAATTTGGTGCTATCTCCACAGAGGACGCGGTGTCCACCCAACTCGTAGAGGTCACCGAGCTTGGAGCGTGGTTCCTCTGGTGTCTCAGGGATTACGTCATCTTCCTCGTCTGGTTCCAGCAGGAGGTCCATGTCAAAGCCGGTCAGCTCTTGGAGTGCGGGGTCATCAATTGAGTGGAGTTCCTCTATCGCAAGCTCCATGTCCCAGTCACTTTCGTTAAGCTTATTGTCTGCCAAACGGTATGCAGCAACCTCTTTTGCAGTTAACTCGCGTCCCTGCTTACCAGAGAGCGTGTTGCCCTCGTTGTCAGTAATCCACGGTTCATCCATGCCTTCAGGGTATTTTTGCCATGCTTGATAGCGTCCATGTCCTACAATGATGATGCCGTTCTTGTCTACAACAATGGGCTGTTGCCAACCGAAGCGCTTGATGCTATCTGCTATCATTTTCACCTGCTTTTCAGGGTGCTTTTTGGCATTGTCTGAGTATGGTTGTATGTGCATAATTTTACAGTAAAACTACGGATGAGTGATAAGTAGTTGTAATACAGTGCCTGGGTCACCCTGACGCACCTCGATGGTCTTTCCATTTTTCTGCGTATATCCAATCCAATTACCATCAGGTTGTTTGATGATACTGATAACGTTTGCATTGGTATTTGGGTTGAAATCAATCTTTGTGCTCATTTTGTTTGTAAAATAGTTTTTTAAACTTCTTGTAGCAAGAACGACAAATAAAATCTTTGCTTGTAACTGTTCCAACCGGGGTATCCAGTTTACGCTTTAGAATAAACCAGCGATTCTTCATACATCCCCTGCAACGACCATGTATTTTGAAGTCAGTCATGATTTAACTTTTTCGCTATATTTTTAGTAATGTGCCAACCGTAACATTCAGGACATTGGTAGACTCGGACATCTTTTCCTCTTTTGACGCCAACGAAACGTTTTGCTCGATGTGCCTCCTTTTTGGTATACCTGTTTTTACCGTTACATTCTGGCTGTTCAGGTGTTGGATGCATATCATCTTACAACGAGAGGATTTTGAGCAAGCGGGTCAACTTCTTCTTCACGTGGCAAAGTGACAATTGTTGGAGCAGTCAAGACAGTTGCCGCAACGCTGATTGCATTCTTCACAGCATTGAATACCACGTTTTTTGGGTCAATGATTCCCGCATCGAACATATCGACCAGTTCTCTTGTTCGAGTATTTATACCCCTTGTGTCAAAGTACCCTGGTATTTGGCTCATTTTTACCCCTGCGTTGGCACAAATACGATTAAGTGGTGCAGTGAGTGCTTTGCGGAGTATCTCACCACCAACTGTATTCGGGAGTTTTGTTGCCACATTCTTAAGTGCTATACCTCCTCCTGCAACTATACCTCCGTTAAGTGCCTGGTATGCCGCTCCTATGGCATCTTCCACCTTGAGCCTACGGTAACTGAGCGCGCTATCGCTGTGCGCACCAACGTAGTAACGTGCAGTCTTGGTATTAAGTCGTGCGGCACGAAGTTTTGAGTCGTCTGTATTCTCTGCTTCAAGTGTAGCAACGTGCTCTGTAACATCAGCAATTCCATCAAGGAATGTGTCCTCTTTAGTAATGATTATATTTGCTACTGTTCCCAAGTCATCAAGGGTGGCGTTGCGCATAGGAAGTCCTGCAGCAGGGTCAATGACTTTTGCGCCAGTTGCTTTTTGGAGGTCTTCGTACCATAAATCCTTCCATAGCACAGGCATTTTAACGATTGCAATACGAAATCCACGCATCATGCGCGTTTTAATTATGTCTGGCACAACAAGAGGCTCCACCTCATCTGCAAATACCACCAAATCTTTTATGTCCTTATTATTGAGGGCTGATGCTATTTCATTAAAGTCTGCAGCGCTTGCTATCTTCTGTCGCGTAAGGAGTATCTTTGGGTTTTTGATGCGGATTTGATTTGTATTCTGTCCTGATTCCGTTGCATCACACATATACGGGCTTATGTAGCCAGCACCCTCTACAGTAATTCCTGAGCCGATTGTGTAACTATCATCAGCGGTCTTGCTTACATCCCAATATATAATCCCTTTGGCACCGATTTCCTGATAGATGTCAGTGATAGTGTTACCAATCTCTTCATCCTCGGCACTTACTGTAGCGACTTGGCGAAGCAACTCAACATTCATTTGACCGTCTACGATGACGTGCTTGGTCTGTTCGTTAAGTGTTGACTCAATAAGCGGGATGCACTCTTCCAATTCACGTTTGATGTCCATTGGGTGTGCCTCTTCTTTATGGTGCAGTCCCTCATCAATGATTGCTGCAGTAAGCACACAAGTTGTTGAGGAGCCGTCACCTGATGCTTTGTTTGCTCGGTTAATACTCTCAAGGAGAATCTTGCGACCCATATCCTCTATCGGGTCAGCAAGGAGGACGGCATTTGCGATGCTGTACCCATCGTTTGTGGGCATGTGTCCCGGGCTTTCTATTGCTTCAATGATTGCATTGCTACCGCCTGTGCCCATCGTTACTCCTACTGCGCGCGCAACCTTATCAATTCCTGCCTTCAGCTTTTCTTGCGCGTCAAAGTGTAAATTGTCTTTTCTCATTTATTTGGATATTCACGTTCGTATAATGGTTCTCCTGGTTGTAGCGCAGAGCGTATATGGTACGAAAGGTAGCGCTCGTTGCTTATATTGCTTGGGAAATGTATCTGCTTTCCACACCGTATACATCGCTCTAAAAACCCCGTGTTTGTTTCCTGTACCTGCCTGAAATCATGGAGATAGTTGTTTCTGCAGATACTATTACGGTATCTACGTGGATTCAGCATACTCAACAGCGCGAATATCAGCCCATTGCACTAACCAGTAATACTCACCATCTTTTCCATCTGGTTTTGGGTATTTAGCGGCAAGCCATGCATCAAAATATACCTTGGTGCCAACGGGTGCCTGGTCATGTGACGTTGCTATAACAATACCGATTTCCTGGTATGTCTCCTTCTGAGAGGCTATAAAACTGTCGTGTACAACAGGCTCTATAACCAAGTGGTCATTCACGGGTGTTATCATGTGGTTCTTTTTCGTTATTTTCTGGTGGGAATAAATCTATGGGGTCATCTGGCACTACAGTTGCCATTCCTTTTGGCTTTCTGTCCACACGAACGAGTACTGGTTCGTTCGTACTAGCATCTTCTTGTATTTCGTAATTGCCAAGTTCCCACAGTCTTTTTAACTGTGAAAGTACACTCATGATTCAGTTGTAACAAAGTCGCTCTTTACAGGGCGATTCTTAAGGTCTATTGGCGTAGTTTGTACTGAAATCTTAAACCCACCCTGTCCATCTGGTACAAACATCGGATAACTTGCGAAGTCCACCTGATGCTTCTTTACCAATTCACCGTATTCTTTAATAAAAGATTCACTTCGCTCCTTCAAATCGTCAGTGCTTTTTTCTGTCATGCAAATTAATTAACCTCTAATAGCATTAGTATACACCATTGTGCTCAGCGTTGCGCATACGCTGTTTATAAGTCGGGAGCGCGCGTATCTTCTCTGCATATTCATGCGGCTTCCAATCTTTCACCGGGGAAGAATGGTACTTGTATGTAAAAAAACGCTGTTTTAAATCCTCTACAGTTTTGTCACTATATCGAAACGCGAGTCCTCGTTCATATCCAAGCATGTGACTTTCGTCCCAGGCATTACATCGAGAGCATTCAGCGTGTACATTCATTTCATCAAATAAAAGGTCTCGTCCACAAACACTCGCTGGTATGAAATGCCCAGCGTCACAGGTATCAACGGTTATTTCTTTGCCGCAACTAATACAGGTGCCATATTCCTTAACATCACGCTCGCGTACAAAAAGACTGAAGTAGTACCAATACAAACCTTTCTCTGGTGGGTTCTTATATCGTAACCAAGAAAACCCCGCCTTTATTTTGACAGGGTCATCTATAAGCCATCCCCTTAAGAAATCAGCCTTGGATTGCTTCATGTATTTTTACGAGCTTACCGCAGTCTTTGCACGATGCCCATCGCTCTGTGCCAAATACATGTTCGTGTACACCATGCTTTATCTCTCGCACCTCGTCTTTTATCTCTGAGCGAGTGAGTGTTTCTGCTTTTACTACTGCGGTGTCCACCCCTTCTTTTTCAATTAGCGGTATGGCCTCGTAGAGATTGCTGTACCCTATGCCAGCCAACTCCCCGTATTCCTTCTTACCCTCTACCACGTAGTGGCGGTGAATACTTGCGAGTACTGAAGCGTGGCTTGGATTAATGTGCGCTGAGTCTAGAAACTCCTGGTACGAGTCATACGTGTCTGCCCACAACTTCTCTTCTCGTATACGGTATAACCTTGCGCCTAACTCGAGGAATCGTGTCTCTATCTGTTTTACAAGGTCTATGGTTTCTCTGACGAAGTTGCTGTTATTCATTTTTATTCTATAAATCGTAGTAATACTCCACTTCTCTTTCTGCCTCATCTTCGGTAAGACCTAAGTCCATCAGACATTCTTTTGCGTACTCTAGCTCAAACTCTGTTGGCTCAGACTCTTCTGGGTTCATGCTATTTCCAAATATAATCCATTTCTAATACCTCTGCTCTACGCCACTGTTCTCGTGTTCCCATCCATTGGAGCTGTCCGTCCTCTATGCCACAGAGTTGGAGTCCTGCGCGTACCTTACAAAGGAACTCGTATGCTTTAAATGTCATACTTAGATGCCTAACTCTTCGATTAATTGCTTCACCTCGGTGAGCTTTTGGAGTAGCTCCAATGCAGCTGCAGCGTCTTCTTCTGTTCGTACTTCACCGTTACCGTCTACAAATGTGCCGTCACTTCCGTTCCAATACCCAGCGATGTCGTTGGCTTCCTTTTCGAGCCATTCAAGTGTGTAAATCATATTAGTTGCCAATTATCTCATCGTGGTAATTGTCTTCACGCTCCCAAGTTCTGGCCATTCCATCCCAGTACTCTGCTTGCTCCTGGTTATCCTCGCGGGCAAATTGGTCTCGTATAATGCGAGCTGCTTCTACGTCCCTGGTCTCCACAGCCATCTCAATGTAGCTGGTAAATTCTAACTCCGCGTCTTTGTATGTGTAAGTCATAGTGCTTTTATTTATTACTTTAACACTGACACTATACCGTTTTACCAGTCAAAAAGTCAAGGAATCCTGGGGTTGACAACCAGCGTTCAAAGCTCTGTGTTTTGATTAAATACGCATCATATGGTGTCACCAATTGACGTACAGTTACAGCCATTTTTTTAGCATTTTTACCCTTTTGCACAAGTTCTTCCAATACCATATCCCCAGCCTCTATCTTTTTAGCAAGTAACTTCCTCTCGCTAAATGGTATGCCACGCTCCCTCGCTTCCTTGTACTGAATCTCAAGTTTTTCTTTGTATTTTTTGGATGCAACATACTCTTCTCGGAGCAGTTTTACGGTAAAATTTCTGATTGCTTCTGGTGTCCAAGTTGCCTCTAACTCTTTGAGAAAATTCTCATATTCTTTTTGACCGTCTAATACATCATCTAACTCTATGAAGCCACGCGCGATGGCTATATCACCGAGTTCAGAATGCAAAATCATCGATTTCATTGAGGAGTCCATTTTTGTGTTCCATTATGAGGGTTCCTAATTTACCTTCACGCCGATTCTTCACTATACGCACCTTTGACTTGTTATCGTCCTCGCCAAGATTTGCTGGCCGTCTGTTTTTATCTTCTTCACCGTTCTTTACGCGCCATACGAGGATAATTGCGTCCGCAAGGCGGCTAATAAGCCCAGAGTCGCGTATTTCCTCCTTACGCGGCTCTGCGTCCGGCTTTACGCTATTGTCGCGTGTGTGGGCGATTAGGAAGATTACAATGTGGTGGTCGATTGCCATCTGCTTTATCTTCCCTACCATGTCACCAATTTCCAAGGACATGCTGTTGCTTTTGACCTTGTGGAGAGAAAATATCTGGTGTACGTGGTCTACAAACACCACCTGTACGTCATGCTTCACCTTTGCTTCTATGATGCGCTCCTCAAGCCATTGGAGTTGGTTATCCGTGTTACGGTTAGGCATATAGAACAATGGCAGATTGTCTGCGCATCCCTTCTTTATCTTTTCAATAAAGCTCTTAGGCGTCACCTCAAGCGTGAACCATAGGCTACGGATGTCTGCCTTTGCCATATTGCGAGTAATGGACATTAGGAGCGTGGTTTTACCCTCACCAGTAGGGCCAGATACGATTATCATTTCCCCAGGCTCGACACCATTGAGTATGCGGTCAATGCTCGCAACGCCAGTCTTGTGCTGTACAGTTGGGTGCTCGGTTATTTGCGCCGCAAGCTCGTGACTCGTTACGATGCGGTCTTCCCCTGCGTATTGCTCAAGTGAAAGTTCGAGCTTTCGTAGTTCTTCTGGTTTTCTCATGCGTTTTCTTGGAGATATATATCAACCCCCCTAGCTGTCAAAATTTCGCGCACAGTTCGCTTTTGGGTGTAGTTTACGTCACGTTCTACCATGTCGATGATTTGGGCCTTTGTGAGGCGTTTTAGGGCGTTCAGGACTTGGTTATAGTCGGAGAACGTTGGCGTTGGCCGAACACCCCGTTCCTTTTCAAAAATGGTGTACAGTTCTTCGCGCAGGGCCAGGGCCGTCTTATCTTTTGGTTTACGGGTAACCTTTTCTGGTTCGTCAATTTCAATTGAGAAAGCCGTTTCGTTAGAAACGGAATTCTTTATGGATTCAGTTCCTATGTATTTAGTTCTGTGTCGCTCTGTGCTACCCCCGTGGGTGTCTGTGTGCGACCCCCCTGGGTAGCTGTCTGCGACCCCATCTATCAATTGTACAGTGTAAAGATTGGTAGTTTGCCTGTTTTCTACAAACTGAGGTTCCTTTTTTATAAATCCTTTTTCTTCAAGCACGGCCATTCGTCTAATGACTGTGTCTTGGCTCATTCCACACGCTTCCGATAGCCTCTCAATTGAGGGGTAACACTCCCCATCTTCGTTGGAAAAACTATTGAGCCACATGAATAGAACCTGGGATTGCGGGTCTAACCCGTACAACACCTGCTTGTTTGGAACCGTGATGAATGTTCCCTTCCTGTATTGCATAAATAGGTACTAAAAAGACCGCAGTGTGGAGGGAGTAACGCAGGTGCCCTAATTCACCAGTCCCTCGACAATACGGTCTTCATTAGATTAGGGTAATAATATCATTTACACAGTGTGCGTTACAACCCTGTGACGTTAACAGCATACCGTTTATTCAAAAACTATCCGAGCGGTGTATATGGGGATAAACACAAAATCCCGCGTGTATACGGGATTTTGTTGGAGTATTGGAGGTGTTAGCCCTAATATGTCAGGGCTTGTCCAGTATAGCACTTTTATTTGACTGTAAAAGTCTTTTTTCTTTGACAATGCAGGACAGGCATAGGTTGCGTATTCCATCTGGTCCATGTGTTGTATATCTACATCTAACGAATCCGTATGGCAGATTGCATACTGGGCAAATGACCCATTCCTTTGGTATTTTATCTGCGTTTTTTCTCATAAAAGAATGATGCGTGGGTGCTCGCGACTGTCACAATAAGGCGGCTCTACTTCAGAATCAACAAGCTCTCGTTTGCAAAAACGTCCTTCCCTCCTGCCGCAATCGCTACACACAAATTCACTCACCTCATTAATCGCGTATTTATTGGTGTATTTGATGCCAACAATCTCATCAGAATTACACCTTGGACAATTTTTATTCATTAAGCGCAAATTTAACTTTTTCTGCTAAGACAGCATCAGTTTCGAGCATCTTTCTAACCTTACCAAGCCCAATACCAAGTTTTTCAGCACCAAAATAGTAAGTGTTGCCTTTCTTGGTGATTACTTTTTTATCAATTGCATCTCCCAGGAGGTCGGCCATGGCGCTGAATCCTATACCAAAAATGAGCTGACCATCAAGCTCTAATCCTTCTGTTGCCGCCATCTTGTTCTTGCGTACTTCGCCAACGACAACTTTACCGACCTTCCTATCACCCTGCTTAAGACTCACGCCTTGCTTTTGTTTGAATCGAATAGAGAGTGACTTGTGATACGCAAGCTTCTTGCCACCTGACGTGAGGAGCTTGCCCGACATGATGTCTATAAACGAATGGTTGATTGCAACGAGCGCTACGTTGTGAATACGGAGGAGCGGCACTATCTTGCGACAGAACTTTGCCAACAGACCAGCCTGGCCACCGATAGTTTTGCCTTCAGAGCTTTTCTCTGCCTCTGCGCGCGGCAATATGCCACCGATGCTATCAAGTATCACCAGGTCCCACTTACCACTCTCTACTGCTTCCTCTATGGCGTCTAATGTGGCTTCGGCAAAGCGCTCGCGTATAAGACCGAGCTTACTGTTGTCTACACCAAGTGATGCGGCGTATGCAGTACCATACGACCACTCAACGTCAGCCCACAAACAGCGCAACCCCATTCTCTGAGCGTTTGCAACCAACTGAAGGCACACGGAACTTTTACCAATACCCTCATCACCAAATATCTCTGTTATTACACCGCGTGGTATACCTCCTATACCAGTGAGTTTGTCAAGGAATAACCCTGATGGAATAACATCAATCTCCTCTATACTACTCGCGTATTGCATAGTGCTTTTTTATCTTTTAAACGTCGCTTCCTTGCCCTCCATCCTTTTTTTGCGGCTTTGCTACGAATCTCCGTGGTAAGTTTTTTATTCGTTACAGCAGCGCCACGTTTACCCATTTCTGATGCATCCATGTACTCAATTGTACAGTATGCGCAACGCCGCGCAATCCCCAGGTGTGGAGTCGACTTTTACCGTAAAAGAGGTAACATAATGATGTTATAGGTTTAATTTAAAAGCACTATGGAGTTCATACTAGGAGTAATCACAGGAGCAATACTTACGGTATTGATTCTTAAATATGCACACATGCGAAAAATCAAAAGAGAACTGGAGGAGGATATACGGTATGTATACGACAAATGAAAGTAAACCCACGAATACAGGAGTTAATAGCACAGAAGGTACTTGAGGACGCACAAGAAAAAGAACCGTCAGGACGCTTAAGTGCGAGCAGGTTGGGCTGGCCACTTCAGTGGCAAATGTTGCACTACTACAAGGTGCCGCAGAAACAAATAGATGAATTTACTCTCCGCAAGTTTGCACGAGGTAAAGATGTAGAAGAGCGCATCATGAAGTGGCTCACACCGAAGGAAGAGCAAATGCAGGTGCCAGTAGAGTACAGAGGAGTGGTTGGGTTCGCAGACGTTGTGCTTGAATACCCAATAGAAATTAAGAGCGTCACTAATAGGGCGTTTATGTACAAGCAAAAAGAAGGTGCTGCTCGCGGACATAAGTTGCAGGGTATGCTCTACGCAAAGGCACTCGACTATAAACGATTCGGAGTGGCATACGTTGCATCAGATGATTACCGTGTACTCTGCTTCGAAGAGGAGGTTACTGATGAGGTTGATGAGGTCATAGATACATACGAGAAACAATTGAAGACAGGAATTGTCCCGATATTTGAAGCCTCAGAAGAATGGCAAAAAATAAAAGACTACAATAGTTACTCAGACTGGATGAAGTTAACAGAAGAAGAAATAGCAGATAAATTAAAACAATATGTCAGGATTTAACTGGGTGGATGAGCATGAGAAGAAGGTGAATGAAGAACGAAGCAAGGATTACTTTAACATTGTCGAAGGTGCAAACCGATTTGTGCTTTTGAGCCACTGCGCGCCATTCCCACAAGTATTTGACAGCGCGTCAAAAAAGTACCGACCAGCAGTTGAGGGTGACAAGAACGTAAGCATTAAGGGTGTATGTTGGGTATACCAGGACGGAGTAATAAAGAGCGCTATGCTCCCATATACAGTAGTGAAGCAAATACGTTCATTGACAGATAACCCAGACTGGGATTTTGAGCTTCCGTTTAAGCACCCGCTTACGCTTAACGCAGTTGGTGCAGGAACAAAAGAAGTGACATATACACTGACACCAAGCCCAAAAACAATAGATATCCCAGATAACATCCTTGATGAACTTAGTAAAAAACCATCACCAGAGGATTTTGTAGAGAAATTAAAATCAAAAGTTTCACCGTCAAACAACGATGTGCAAAAGGCACCTGATTATCCTGAAGAAGAAATAAATCCTGAAGATACTCCTTGGTAAATAATGATTGTCTACAAAGTAAAAAAAATAGATGACGACAGCACCATTGGGCAGTTTAATAGAAGCAAGGATGCAAAACGCTTCTCATTAAACGTATTCAATGAGACTGGTGTACGGTCATACGTTGTAAATATAAAAGGTAATATAATCTTTCAAACATGAGAATCTTTGACGAAGAAGAAATCGAACACTACACCCGCACAGACTGGGTAGCAGTACTCATGGCAGTCATCATCGGCATTGCACTCACCCTCATGCTTGCGGACATTGTATTCGGCGCAGAGAACGTAACGTACTGGATAGCAAACCTCTTTGCATGACAACAGAAGTCACCGTAGTCATAGGAAGCGAAGTGAGCGCGGCAGTACCCCTCAACCCCATTAACTGCTGTATCGCCACAAGTACACCGGACGTAGGATGGATTCAGGAGATTATTAGTTGGTTTATGCAATTACTATGACAGAACAATACCTGTGCCCAAGCTACTACGATGATGACGGCATCTTGAGAGATTGCACCTGTGGGAAGTGTGGTAGCAAGAAAGACTGGCTCAGAAGTGAGATTGAGAAGTTGGAGGGAGGAATGAAACCAACACCAGAAGACATACGAGAAATAGAGCGTGAGGATGACGACATTATCAAAGTGAACACAGCGTGGCTACGGGTGCAAAAAAACCGTGCCAACAACACCACCCTCACCTCCATCATCACACGGTACAAAGAGGAATTAAAAGAATTAGAGAAAGTGTCCCACACCAAGACAGATAAGCAATAACAATATGACAACACAAGAAATAGAGGAGATGCAGATTGAGTTTCGCAACAAGTTTACGGAGAAACGTAGAGGAATAAACCAAGGACAAAATACAATCCTAGAACCAATAGCAAGTTGGGAAGTAGAAGAGTGGTTAGAAGATAAACTCACCTCCCTCACCTCCAAGCACCAAGAGGAGATAGAGAAGGCGGTGGAGGCGGAGAGGGAGAGGATACGTGCATTTGTTTTAAGAGAAACAACAGTCACGTTAGATAGTGGCGTTGGAATAGCAAAACCAGAGTATCAATTTGGACAAAAAGTTATTCAAGCCCTCACCCCCACCAAGACAGATAAGCAAACAGAAGTATGAAAATATATACACTAAAATATGCGACAGAAGAAGTTAATATAACGTATGGCATCTTTTCAACAAGACAGAAGGCGGAAAATGCAAAAGCGTCTCTTATACGTGATGTGGACGAGGATATGAGATATTACTGGGAAAGAGAGTTATATATAGCAGAAAGTGAAATTGACAAGATTATTCAAAGGATTACAGATAAGCAATAATAAATATATGACAACAATAAACAAAGACTTCTACAACGACCTACCGAGTATGGTATGTGAGCAATTAGACCAAGTGTTCATCCCAAAGTTTAGCAAGGAGGTGTGGTTTGAAAAAGCGTGGGAAGAATACCGCCAACACATTAAATCAACATCAATAGATGAGATGATGATGCCGTATTCAGTCTTTAAGAAGTATGTCGAGGACACCCCCACCAAGACAGATAAGACACCAAACCAATGATAGACAAACCACAACAGGTCGAGGTGAGGATAAATTGGTTTATGACCCCGTTAATACTTTTGATGATACTTTTTGCTCTCTATGGCATCGAGCGACAATTATCAGAACTCAATAAAATACTCATGACTGAGTTTGAGCTAACAAAAACACCATGATTGACAAACCATCGCCATCATTCGAGATGGCACTCCAAGAGGAGTTCAAACGCTTCTACTTGGCAGGGATAGAGACGGGGAGACGGTTGGAGCGGGAGGCACAGGGCACGGATGATAATTGCGGTGGCTACTGTCACCAAGCTAAGAACGGAGAGATATTCAGTTGCAGTTGCCCGTGTTGTAAATAGTGATAAGACAGAGGTATGAAAGACCACAAACGAAAATCCCCCCGAAGGGAGATAGTCGCCATGGTCGTCCTGCAACACTTTACTAATTCATGTACAACATAACCATAATAACATGGAACCATCACTCTACCAATACCAAGACATCATGGATGCGGTGACAAAGACACAGGGCGACCTTGCCGCAGTCGTCATCCTTCAACAACCAGACGGAAGCACTACCTACCTACGCCATAACATCTCTGAGGAATCATTTGTGAAGATGGTGCGACAGGCGTATTGCTCCCCAACCATTAGTAGTGATAAGACAGCCGACAATGATTGAAAAACTATCACCAACCCTAGATGTAGAGGGGGTTGTGGAGGAAATAATAGGTTATGAAGACCGCTTTCATCAAAAGCCATTAGATGAGCAAAAAAGCTGGCAACCAGAAAGACGTTATTGGCTCCGCACCACCCTCGCCACCCTCCTCAATCAAGCAGAGGAGCGAGAAAAACTCATGTTCAAAAAGGGGTGGGATGATGGATATGGTGAAGCAGAGGAGGAGAAAAGACCCGATGAGCCAACCCGATGGGTTAGCGAACCAATGACACAAAAAGAAGCAGAAATATATGTGCAAGGTATGTATGATTTAATGATGATGGTTGGTTGCGATGGTCACTGTAAGCACTACGACCCTTTGTTTTTTGAGGGTAGAATCGCCCACAGCTATGTTCTTGAATTGGATGACGGGGGTAGACACCATAGTTACATCACTCCACAGTGGGTAGCACTCAAAGCACTACTGGAGTTTGCTCAAACCTTAAAAGACGAATGTGATATTGCAGGGTGGAATGAGTATTTTGCTGAAAATACATTGAAAGCAATCAAGGAAATAGAAAGCTCTAGATTTGGAAAACCAGCCCCCACCATTACCAGTGATAAGACAGCCGACAATGATTGAAAAACTATCACCAACCCTCGAACTCGCTCTCCAAAACGAACTGAGACAGGCGTACTTGAAAGGAGTGGAGACGGGACGGAAGATGGAGCGTGAGCAATTTGAGAATAAACCAAAAGGGTACCGGCACAACATACCCCACGCGAATGGTAAGGAAGACATTTGGGAGCTGGTAGAAAAAGTAAACATTATTCAGGAATAAGACCAATGGCTTATACGAACAATCTTGCACTTGTGCGCGGACACAGGGAGCGACAGTCAACCCTGGCGAGACGCCGGCTACAACGTCATCCTCGTAGGTAGTGACATCGGGGTAGAAAACTTCACCGCCCCCCAAGACGTATACGGTGTGTTTGCCAACCCTGTCTGTACTGAGTTTAGTACCGCGAGAAGCAACGGCAGGGCGCGTAATCCAGACGAGGGAATGTTCCTGGTAAAAGAGTGCCAGCGCATTATTGCTGAAGCCAACCCACACTTCTGGGTGATAGAGAATCCAGCCAAGGGTGTATTGAAAGACTACCTCGGTGAGCCGACGTATGAATACGAACCGTGGTGGTACGGAAGCCCGTGGACAAAGCGAACAGCTCTGTGGGGCAACTTCAACATCCCGCCCCGCGTTTACACCAGCTGGGACGACGTACCAAAGAACGACAAGCTGTACACCCGCCCCGGCAGACCTAAACCATCACTGGCCTTTATGCACAAGTCAGCCTACGACCTCATACCAGAGTTTCACAACCTTCCAAGGCCAATGAGCGATATGGAGTTCAGGTCACTCTGTTCGCAGCGGTTTGCACAAGCCTTTTATGAGGCGAATAGAAGTGATAAGATTAAAGACGCGAGCGACGGCTCGTAGAATCGACTCATCGCCTAACATTGTGTTGGGCGTACACGAATGGTTGGAGTTCTCGTAGTAACACTCCCGCGATTCTCGAACACCCGCCGGAATATGAAACCCCCACGCATGGTGGGGGCTTTTTATTATTCTTTCTCTCCCTTAGGTACACCACGGTAAGAAGAACGACACCACGTGGAGCAAAACCACTGCCCCCACATGTTACGCACACCAAACTGTGTGCTGAATGCCTTGTTGCAGTTGTTACAGACCGCTTCCATTTATGTCTCCTTTCTTCTGAATATGCAGGGCGTACTCTTGCACATAGGGCGGGATGGTTCCCGATTCTTTGTACTCGTGTACGTCCTGCATGACACGGCCATCACGGCCAAACTTCCATTGATGGGCGACACGAAAGAAGTATTTGGGACTCATTTCGTGCCGGACAAGTAGTTCAGCGATGAAGAGGTGCATGGCTACACCATGACGATTTTGTTGTTCGTGCGGTGCTGGGTGTACCCCCGGTATTTCAGGAATACACCAAGACAACATTCACCACAGAAACGACTGATTTGGATGCGGGTGGTTTGTTCTTGCCCTACGGCACGAACACTATCAAGCACTTGGAGGTACTCGATGCCCTGTGAGGTATCACGGTCACATGTCGCGCACTTCATTACAGGCTCCTTAAAAGAACGATTTATACAATTATACACCCACACAAAATCAACAAACCCCCTGAATGGGGGATTGTTTTTATAACTGTGCAACGAATGAGCAGTTAGTCGGTGCGAGCCACGGTGTATCTCCCTCGGCATCGTACAAATGACGCGCATACGTCAAATTGTCCCAAAAATCATCGAGGTCTAACCCTAGACGCTCTGCTGCAGCTTCGTGGTGGGGTCGTGAGATTTGTGATACTCCAGTGTCACCTGGCGTAATCTTTCCTCTCAAAACCGTACCATCAGCCTGATAGTGCGTATAATGTGATTCGCATCCTAACTTCGCCACCATGCGCGGTGCGTCATGGAATATAGTCTCGACTATCTTCCTGACGTTGTGGCGGTCATAAAACCCGCAAGTTGCTTTCGTACCTCAGCAAGTCTTTGCTGCTTATCTGCAATGTCCTGCACAAGCACGTCTTCTTCTGCTTCGAGCAGACGCATTGCGTTGTACTTCTCCTCTAACTCTTTCGAGCGTTGCTCAATTTGACCATTGAGTTGGTCAACCTCCACAATCTTTTCTTTCTCTACGACCTGCGGAGCACTATTTTCATAAACCACTGTTTTACCTCCATAAAACGTTACTCCAAGTACAGCACCAATCACTATTACTGCGATGATGATGTACTTCATGATTTTTTTTAAGATATGCCATTTGGCTTATCTACTAATGCATCTAATTACTATGGTAGATGCGGTGGTCAGAAAAGGTCGTATTCCTCAACGGCTTGCGGATACGACCCTCCCTATCTCCCACCTTCATTATTATACCGTCCTTTCACAGATGTTTTACCAGTAAAAGGGGATAACTAATCAATAGATTTAATGCCGAGAAAATGCTGATTATCGTCAGTGAGGAGGTTCTTTAGAAGGTATCCTGCCCCCGCGCTATACGATGCGATTATCATTGCGTTGGTTAAGTCTTTGAAAAGCTGTATGAAATCAACCGAGAATACATCAAAGCCTGGGACGCTAATGAGCGTTCCTACTACACCGAATACTGCAACCATCACTGGTCCAGCAACTGCCATAATCAAGCCCCTCCACAAGTCCCCAATAGTAAGTCTAAACATACTTAGAATAGTCTACCCTGTTATTTTTAAAGTCCGACAACGTGTATCCCATTGTCATTTGAAAATGGGGACGGTCTTGGAAATCTGTCCAGCGACCACCCCATTCAAATCCATGTTTTTCACCAACCTGACCGAGTTTTGTCCAGGGATGGTTGTTTGACCACGATGGTCTTCCATTAACCACAAACACGATGTCTACGGCCACCCCATAGTTGTGGAAACTATCACCACCACGAGCGTTGGTTACTTTAGCACCTGGCTTGGTACGTCCTTGTGCATAAAGGGCATTTTGTTCCTCCATGGAGCGATATCCTTGATAGACCATGACATCGTACCCTAACTTACCCATCTCGCGGAGAATCTTTTGCGAGGCACGAGCAACTGCTGGTTGCAGCGTTTTGGGATACTTATTCTGCACCGATGCAAGCTGTTTTTGCAGTTCTGCAACCTGTGCCAAAAGTCTAATGAGGAAAGACATGGTTACTTTTTAATATTCTTTGCCGCCCTCTGCGCAAAGTCATAGGCATCCTGAATACGATACTTTCTATCTAGTGCATCCTCTATCATAGGTGCCGCCTTTTTCTTAAGAGCCTGTCCCACTGGGCTTTTAATGGCTCGTTTTACACCCGCTTTGATAACTTTACCTGCTACTTTTCTACCTAGAATCCCTGCAATTAATGGAATCATATGCTTTATTCTACACCAAAACATGGGGAAAACCGCTTGCTGTATCTGTGTATAAATGGTATATTTAACTGGTAAAAGTAATGATTAAAAGCACTATGGTAAAAGCACTATTAAACGAAATGGTACAACTTGTACTATTCCTGGCAAGGTACACCTTGTATTTCGCAGGGTTCTTCTACGCAATAAGCGGTGGAATATTCGGGTTCATTGCAGGGTTGGGGATTATTGGCCTTGGCTATTGTATAGGCGTATATGCAGAAGAAATCCAATAACATCAAAGTGTGGAAGTACGATGATGTACCGGGAAGGAAGGCATATTTCAGAGGGTACAAATTCTACTATATAGAAAATGAGAAGCACTTTGTATCTACAAAGGGTGTATACCTTACTTACGCAGAAGCAGAACGTGCGGCGAAGAAACTAATAGTAAAAAAATGAATAACACCTTTTTGTACGCAATATTAGGCGCAATTATGGTGCGCCTTGGATTTTCATTGATGCACATACTCATACTCGGAGTAGTCGCATTTATTATTGCGGGAATACTTGATGAACTTAATCGCTAAGTTTGTCCATCACGGTACCAGTAACAGCACCTCCAACAAGGCCAGTACCGACCATGTTTATAAGTCCTTTCTGATATGGATGGTTTTTGAAGTATCTACCAGTGCGTGATGTGCCGACATCTCTCCAGCTATTCTCTATGATGGCATCAAGAGCATCGTACATAGCCGACTGCTTTTGGAGCATTTCTTTTACTGCTACATCTGGTGCTTTTTGAATAACGAGGTCGTTCGCACCCTGTCGTATTTCACGCAGTCCTTTGGATATTGCATTCTCTACACGCGGGTCAAATGCCGCACCTCTTCCTTCACGCTTAATCCAGCGGTCCAGACGCTTACGCGCTTTGAGTAAATCGTATGCCGTGACGTCCTTTCCTTTTGGTAGAAAACTCACAAACTTATCAAAGATACGCTCTGCGGCAACACCTGCGTCACCAACAAGGATTGGGCTTTCCTTAAAGTTTTGCTGTGTCTTTTGAAGCAGCGCACCCAATTCGTCAGGTGCAAGAATAGGTTGTATCTCCATCTTTTTGAGTTGGTCCTCAAGTGTTTCAGCAACATCCTCAATCTCATCACGGACAGCATTCACCTTAGTCTCTACAGTATCTGATGTTTTTATAACACCATTTTTTACAAGGTCTTTAATACCATTGGCGGCACGAATAGTCTTAGGGTCTGCCTCTAAGCCAATCCTACCAGCAAGGCGTCCAGTTTTAGATGCAAGACCCTGTTTCAGTCCTTCACGGATGTTCTTTTTGGTCATTGTTGGCGCAACGATGTCAACCGCCTTATCGAGAGCGTCCTCATCAAGTGCTTTTTTACCGAGCTTTGTACCAGCGGCAAAACGAGACAGTACGGGGGCAAATGTGCCTACTGCGGTGCCGAATCCTGGCGTTAGGGCTTCAGTGCCGGTGTCGCCCTGGGAGAGGTTGGAAAGCACGTCCACGCCATAACCAGCACCCACACCCTTGGCTAGGGTGCCATGCTTTACTAAGCCAGGAATAATACTTTTCAGGGCCTGAACACCTCTTGGTAGTTTGCTTAACAATTGAGCACCTTTGCCGACTGGGAATAATGACGCTGCTGACAGGGCAACGTCTGCTGCAGTTTGAAGTCCTGTGCGTTCCTTTTCTTCTAAGATTGGGAACATAAACTCTGCGGCTTTGCGCCCAAATGACTTGTCTTCTGGTTTCGCAGTCAAAGTAGATGGCTCCTGCGGTGTAAATGGCTGTGGTGCTGCAGGTGGTTTATATTGACCAACTTGCGCACCTCCACCCAAGAGGGCAGCACGAAACTTCTCGCCATACTCTGGGTTATTGTACCTATACTTACCCTGTGCATCCTTGTATGCACCATTCCAACGAGCGGCAATTTCCTCTGGGTCTAGACCCTGGTCTTTCCATTCTTTAATACGTTTATATGTAGCCTTGTTCTGGTTAGCCTTGTCCATTGGAGCATTCTCATCACCAAGGTATTGCTTTGCAATATTTTTCCAACCAGGTCCAGTTTGCTCATTGTACTGAAACGCACCGTAAGCCGCTCCGTTATCTCCACGGACACTATACGGGTCAGCAGCACCTGCGCTTTCCACTTGACGTATAGCCTTCATAACCTTGACGACTGCTGGGTCAATGGTCATTCCGTCTATTGATGGTGTGTTTGGATTTTGAATCATAGTTAGTCTAAGAGACTTTCCCAGGTAATATTCCCACCCTGGTAGTTACCTCCTCCAGCAGCAGGTGTGCCAGCCGGCATATTCTGCTGATACGTCTGCATCGCGCTGTACTGTGATTGTAGACGTCGCTGTACAGCAGCATCAAGTTCTCGAATAGATGCATTAATCGCTGCAGCAGACTGACTACTGTTAAGTGTAGCGAGCGCTGAAGCTTCACTTCCTGAAGGGGTAACACCTCCAATAGAAAGCAGCTGTGAGTACGCATTCTGCGCTTCAATAAGCGCAGTATTAAACGCTTGGAAATCAACGTCGGAGAATCGCGACTGCAGGCTATTAATTGCTTTATTATAATCAGTAGATGATACGTTGTTAAGCCCAGTCTTTTCCAATATGTTGGATACTGCATGCGACTGTTGGGTTGCGTACTGTGCTGCAGTATTCATCTGCACGTAATTTTGTGTTGCATCAGCCAATCCAATCCGAGCAATATCAGTTTGTGCTGTACCACCTGTGGTGATATTTGACTGCTGTGCGGTTCCCTGCGCCTGCAATACAAGTGGATTACCACCAGCCGCGGTAATAGCGTTATTGAGGAAGTTTGTGCCAGCGTTCCCGGCATAACCAAGTGATGCAATAGCCTGGTCATACGTCATAGCGCCGGACATAACCTGCTGTGCTAGGTTTGAAGCCTGAGATTGTGGGTCCATTCCATTTGTGCCGCCACCTTCATATTGTCCTGTTAGTGGATTAAATACTGCCTGTCCGTATGCGGCAGTAGAAGGTTGCATATATCCAGCAGCGGTTCCAAGACCAGAGATGCCAAGTTGCTGTTGCGTATTCGCGGCACCAAGTGCATTCGTGAGAGCACTAATACCCTGCGTATTAGCCGTCAATTGCTGATTATTGCCAGCAAGTTCTGCCTGTTGTGCTGTTGAAAGTGCGTTCATACGCTCTGAAGCAGACTGCGATGCAATAGCCGCATTACCAGAGCCAACAACGTTAGTTCCTGTTGACATAGCGCCCGCAACTGCTCCGGCACCAAGTTTACCGACACGAGCGATTTCAGTGGCATATTTTTCAGAGATTGCGCGAGCTGCATCAGCAATATTTTCTCCTGATTTTACACGCGCACGTAATTCCTCCAGCATTTTTTGCTGGTCTTTGTTTACGTCTGATTTCTTAATAATCCCCTCTACCGTTTCACCAAACTTTGTCGTCTTACCTTTTCCTGTTTCACTATCTTTCTGTGCTGCAGGTGGTGGTGTCTGTGTCGCAGAACCAGGTGGCGGTATTATTCCACGAACACCATCTTGTGCTGGTGTCTGTGTAGTCGTGGTGCCTGATGGTGGTGGATTATAAGGGTTGCTTATATTTCCTGTTTTATAGTCAAGTTTTGCGGGAGGTACATTAGTCTGCGGAGTGGTATTTGCTGTATTGAAATTAACAGCAGAAACTTTAGATATATCCGTCTGTGGCATACCCCATACTGCAGGAGCAGATTGCGTTGGAGACTTCATTGGTGTAACAGCGCCAGTACTTACCGCGGGGCTTACCTTGCCGTACATTGGCGTGGTTTGTGCATAACCATTAAAAGCACCAGTTTGGGTATTACCAGTTTGTAAACCCCACGTTGGTTTTTTCTTATTGTTACTCTGCGCTGTGTTGCTAATGTATTGTGTCATGTTATTAAAGTTATTATATACCACTATTGACTAGCATAAATGTACAGATTCGGATTTTGGGGGATAGTCTGTGCACCGAGGTCAACATTGACGCTCTTTGTGCCAGCATAGTCTTCAAGCATGGTCATACGCTCTTGCTCCAACGCTTCGTATTGTTTGAACAGATTCTCGTCTTTTACAATTGAGGAGAAGTATATTTTTAGAGCACCAAATACCAGCATGTCGTGAAAATCCTCCTGCAAAAGCGGTAATTGGCCTATAACGTAACTTGATGCAGTGCTACTTGGTGCATTTTGAAGTGGTGTGTAGAGCGTGAGTGACGTATCTGAGCCAAAACTTTTGATGGGATACCAGATACCATCACCACTTGGTGGGGTAATTTTGATGAAGAGGTTGAAGAATCCGAGGTCGGTATTAAGCGGGAATCCACCTGTAGTATTCCATGAAGTAGACGAGCCAGTTATTGTTGTACCGCCAACCGCAAGCCCTGAAAGGGTGCCAGTGCTGTAATCCGAGAAAGAAAGGTCTGGCACTCTACTTTTATAGTTAAACGTGATGACGTTTCCCGTGGAACTTGGAATAGGCCAAAAGAGCACCTGATTCTGGTAGATGTAGAAATAGTTGGGGATATTTGATGTATAAGGCAGTGCATTGAGCATTGTCCATTCTTGTATAGATTGTACCGGGGCAGGAGTGAATACAAGCTGACCTACGGTAATAGTGTCATTCTTTACCTTTGAGATATTTGCAGGAATTGGGTATGCCTGTACGCCTACCGTGGTGAGTGTTGCGTCATCAGGTGCCTCAGTGAGCGCAGGTTGCCACGTGACCGCTGTAGAACCCTTTGTGAGATTGACTGTACGTTGTACACCACCACCAAATACTGCAAGCTGGGAGCAGGTAGCATAGTCCCATGAAGCCGTGAGCGTTCCCGAGGTAGCCCCTGCACTTGGCGTGGCGGTGAGCGTCAAATCCTGCGCCCCAATAGTAAGCGTGGTGTACGTTCGCTCATTGTCAAAGAATCGCTGTATCAAGTAGCGATGGCGGTCACTGATGAGCTGACCTCCCAGAGTGTCGTTTGCGGTAGAGGAGTTCTGGGAGAGGTTTGTGAATAGGTTTTTAAGTTGTGTATAGGTTTTCATGATACGTTGATGTTAAGAAATATAGTCCAACTACTCACCAAAACAGGAACCTCTAAAGTAATCGATGTTTTGCTGAATTGCGTCAGTGTCACACGCGCAACATCATCAACAGTAGTTGGGTCAGTGCCATAATACACGCTTACAAGGTGGTCGCGACTTGCATTTGCAAAGAAATTGCTTGTACCGCCACGGGTAACCCACAATGCTGATGATTCTTGTGCAGGTTTTCCATTGAAAGGAAACTGCAGGTCGAGAGTGTCCACTGTCGTATTCGCAACCGCCTGGCCATCAGGTCTGTTTTCCTCAAAATAAAAGGTTGGCGTGAGAAGCGCTGAACCTACCGTATGAACACGAGCAGCATTCCCACTATAAGTGCCTGTGAGTATCCCATCTACTGTTACAAGGCGAGGAGTAAAAGAAGCATTAAGATTGAGCGTGTAAGTAGTCGCTTGGTCTATTGTAATAGTTCCTGTGATGCTCGTTGCGGGGATAATATTATCCTCTTTGATTGGAAGACTATCGACCCCATTATGTGTGTGGTTCGGAATACTATTCAATGCAAAGCGACTTGACGCATCACGTCTACTTAGCTCATCTCGGATTATTTGACGTATTTTCTGTTCATCCATACTAGCGGAGTCTTATCTGCTTTAGCCGAACAAATGACGATGCGGTTGTTCCTGGTGTAGTAATCACTGCCCTGAATTGTACCCACTGGGTCTTTTGGAAGGTCTGGTCAAAGTATCCGGCAATCTTGTCTGTTTCTTCTCGGACCGTACCACAAGTAGCCCATGCATCTGTTGCGTTTAATCGGTAATAGAGTTGGACGCTATCTCCTGTGGCAAGTGGTGTCATGAGCTTATACTCCAATTGAGCAAACGTCTGCTTTTCAAGCATGGTTCCTGTTGGGACTATATCCGTCTCTACAACATACTGAGTGACTGGTGTGGTAGCGCTTTGGTCAATACCAAATGCAGCAGTCGCAGTGTTGTAACTATCCTGCCAAGCAGCCCAATACTGTGGTGCATTAGTATTCTGCTCCTCGTTTGCGATAAGAATCGTTGCATATCCGTCATAGTCTCCGTAACTGTTCTGATTCTCCAAGCGCAGTGCTGACCCTACGTTTTGATTAGGGTCTATATTTTGTGAAGGTATGAATGACCAAATACCACCGCAATTACCTGCCTTTGTGGCAGTTTGGTCAAGAATAGAGAAGTAGACACGCCCGCGAAGGTATGTTGCATCACCCCAGGTGAAATATGGCTCTATGTATGAATTCGGTGTTCCTGGTACACCAGCGCAGTAATCAGGCACTTTGAGAGTAAGCGAAGCGACAGCGTTATTGCTGACGTAGATATTTCCCTTATTGCCAGCAAAAACATACGCCATATTATTGACGTTTATCATTGTCTTTACGTCTGCTTCAGGCAGTTCTATTGCGTCTGATGGTGTAGCGTCTATTTGATTCCAAGGGTAAAGCGTTGAGCCATTACAGCCAATGAGCACCGTGTTCCCAACCTCCACCATACACTGTGTTGTTTCGTATGTAGGAATGTTGACGCGCTGGGTAGTGACCTGAACGAGAGGAGCTGACCCACTTGCGCCTCCATAGGAACCTGATGGCCAAAAAGTAGTGAAGTATTGGTTACCCGCTGCTCCTGACGCTATATCTATGCTTTCTGTTGACGTTGCAGTTGGGTAGACGTTGAAATAGTTACCACCAGGGAAATACTGGATGTAGTATACGCGGTCTAAACTAAGGTTAGTTGGCTGTGTACCGTATACATCAGTGAAGAATACAACAGGGACGCGAGTGCCTGATGTTAAGTATGGGAGTGAGCCTGTGACTATGCTGCTTACCGTTCCTGTGGTGGTAGTTGCGGTATACGAGCACATTGATTGCACGTTTGCTTCTGATGTTACGAATGATGTCGTTGGGAATATCTCTCCGATGTAGTTGCCATCGCAGTAATAAAGCTTTCCTTGCTTACCAACAAATGCAAACTTCTTGTGGTTCGGGAAGCTGTCGTTCATAAACGAGTCGTCTATCTGACGGAACATACCACCAAGATTGACAGTCGGCTTCCAAAATGAGAGTTGCTTACCTGTAACTATGAGATTACCGTTCAGTACTCCCATACCAGTAAATGTGGCACTGGTATACGAGCCAGGGTCGGGCAGCATCCATCCAGTGCCATACGTTTGATAGATATACGAATCGTACATCCACACACGACTATTAGCGTCAAGAATGTAGTATCTAAACTCCACTCCCGTTGAGGTTGTGTATTCCTCGGTTGCTTTAGCAATTGCTTGATTTGGAACTGCTACTGTACTAAACGTGACAGAACCAGTCGTGCCGTGTGTGAGGGCATTTGCACCCGTTGGGTCAAACTTGGCAGAGAGCTTGTATGTTGTGCCACTCTTGTATGAAACGTAGTACAGGTTTGTCTGTGGAATAGATACCACAACAAAAGCGCCATTTTGTGTGAATGTGTGTACGGTCTTTGTGCCGTTATACGAAACAGTACCGCCATACGCAATACATGCTCCGGTAGTGTATGAAATAATGACAATACCATCAGCTCCTCTACCGCCTGAATATTCATCCGTTGTATCTGAAGAAGCTCCACCTCCTCCCGAACCAGGAGTTTTACCATCTTGTCCAGCAGCCTGGTCACCTCCATTTCCACCTGAAATTCCGGCATCGCCACCCTCTCCTGCTGTACCAACCGCTCCTCCGCCTCCTCCACCAGCATATATGACCGCCGTTCCGGTTATAGAGTTTGAGGTACCGTTTCCGCCTTCACCAGCATTTGCTGATGCGCCCGCTGTACCAGCGCCGCCAGAGCCTCCTCCACCTCCTCCGGCTCTTAAACTGGAGGTTGCACTTGCAAAACCAGCTCCACCCGCATTTCCTGCAGTTGCAGAGCCACCTGTTCCTGAATCTGCATTAGTAGCACCTCCACCACCTCCTGATGCGCCAGAGCGTCCATTGACGGATGTCGCGGGTGATATTGAACTTGGACCAAATCCTCCGCCTCCGCCCCCAACTGCTGTATCTATTGTTTCAAGTATTGAGCTGGCACCATCATTTCCTTCTCCTGTAAGTCCCGAACCGCCAGCGCCTCCAGCACCAACGGTTACTTTAAATGCACCAACAGCAAGTGAGCCAGATGAAGATACATATTCACCAGCACCACCTCCACCAGCCGCACCCTCATTGTAATTGGCACCACCTCCACCTCCACCTCCAACTATGAGGTAATCAATCGCAACGGTAGTTGGAGTAGTTGTGGTACTGATTGACGTTACAGTTGATGCGGATACTGATACCCACTGACCAACCTTTAGATTCGCAGGACCAGTGAAGTTTGTGGCACCATCAGGGGTTAGTGTGCCGTTTGTGATAGCCTCTGGTGTCTGCGCTGTACGGCCATATGAAGCCATTATTTCACCAGTTGAAGTAGAGATGTTGGCATTCTGAATATTAGCCGTTCCCATTGTGGGAGACGGGGCAATACCAGTCTCAACGCCCTCCCATACGAGGTCGTTGCTTGTTCTTGTTCTTTCAGAGCGCCATGCCATGGATTTATGGTGTAGTGCTTTTTTTGACCTTTTGAAGTAATAGTATCATCATTTTGTATATAAGTTACATTTCCATGGTGGATACTGATTACTTGTTTAAAAGGATATTCTCTATTCTCCCTATACCTCCCTTGAGTTCTCGAATACTTGTATTGAAGTCCTCTCTTAGTTGGAGTATCTTTTCGTTCTGTTCTGAAAGTCGGCGGTCAATATCGCGCGCGTATGTTTCTTGCTGTTCACGCGTGATGTAGTTTGAGGTGCCGCCGAGCATGGATTCATGGCGTTGCACTTGGTAGTACAGTGAGTACCACACTGCCGCTGAGGAGAGAATGAGACCAATGATAGCCCATATAAAACGAGTAGTAAGTGACGCGATTATCTGATTCCCTTTATTGGTGATGTGCGCGTGTACAGAGCGAGAGATGAGGTCATCCCCGTTAGTGTCCTTATCGAAAAGAACCTCCTCGACTGCTTCTTTTACTTCTTGCTTTGTACACATATGCTCCATGGTTTGTTCTGTTACATGATAAATGACACGCGAGGGGTGAAGGTTGCAGATGGCGCGATATTCAAATCTAGGTTTTGAATGTACCCGTACACTTGCCCGTTAGCTTCATCAAACTTTCTGTTTGCAAAGCCATATACATATCTCCATTTCGTGCCAGTTCCAACACCAGTACACGTCAAAGTATCAACGAGTGTTGTTCTACCAGAATTGCTGTAGATGTAGAGATTAACTGTATCACTGCCTGTAGCACGTGAAAGTGTGAGGTAATAGAGTGTTGCTGAAGAAACCGTACCTCTATCAATAACACCTGTGCCACGAAAAAGAATTACCTCGTAGGTGCTTCCGTTCTTGTACATTGTCCCGGCAATGTCTGTGGAACCAATCTGTTGAATGGTTAGGGAATTTGGAGACCCTGTGCTAGAAAAAATAACACCAAAGGTGGCGTTATTCGTTCCTGAGCTTGTCGTCATGTACCCATCGAAGTCCGCATCAACAGCGTCGAAGTAATCCGCACCGTAATCCTTGTACAAGTTGACAACTTCAAGTGCCGTTGCATTTGCAGCGTCCGCTTTTGTTGAAGTGACGGTTAGTTTTGCCGACGCGTCATTCTCGGTAAACGTTGTGAAGTCTACTACTGCCATATGGTGTTTATGTCTTTCTTATACGAAAGCGCATCAAGTAACTCACGCTTTTTTGCGGAGTACTGTTGTGCAACAACCTCATCATCAGTCTTTGATGTATCAATTGCGTACTGAGTACGGAATACATTGTCACGAAGTGTCGCAATACGCTCTGATACACGCTCTGATACTTGCATCCACTGAGAGCGAAACGTATCCCACTGCGCTTGTGTGATTTGCCCTGCTTCAAACTGTGCGCCACGAGTATTGTGGAACGTTCGGAGACGTTCTTGCACTTGATACAGAAACTCCAACTTCTCCTTTTGATTTGGGAGTGCCTGATATCGGGTAAGTATTCTGTCTCTGATTTGCGTAAGTGTTGCCATATATTATGGAAGTCTAAATTCGAGCACGACCATAAGCCCCTTTGGTGCTGTGGTGCTCACTGAATCCACATCAATGCGAAGCACGTCATTCGTTGCCACATCATCGTATGTGGTATTGATGGTGCCT